TACTTTAGGGCTTCCTCTGTTTCGCGTTCGATTTCCGATACGCGTACAGCTTCTGGCAAGTCTTTACGTACGGCTACGTCGTGTACACGGCTACCGTAAATATGGTTTTTTGTAAAATCTTCAAAATTACCATAAACGCTATGCTTGCCTAACTGGGTATTTAATGCTTTTTGTGCGATATGTAAAACAGCGTCAGCACCTACGGCGGTCTTTATCGTACCGCCGACGCCTAACGCAAATTCCCCGGTATCGTAATCAAAAATAGGCGTTTTTCGTGTGTCTGCCATAGCCTACACCCCCTTAGTAGTAATTTGCGATAGCATACTTTACAGCGCCGTCTATCGCTACGGGGTAAAGTATTACACGGTCCCCAGCTTTTAGGGGGCGTGTAAATTCACCGTGACTATGATACGTACCGTTACTTAGGTTGCCGTCGATAGCAACGTACGGCGGTATCAGTAAGTCGTTTGCTGTATAAGCTCTACCTATGCCCGGTACTTGACAGGTAGTAGCACCTGTCATAACGCCGACAGCATTAGTATTATTTATTTTCGCTGTAATACCCCAGCGCTGGCTATCGCTTCCCGCTAAAGGTAACGCGTAAAACGTGTCACCCTTGCAGATAGGATAGACGCTTAAAGGTATCGTAAAAAGGTTAGCATCTAAAGCCTGTTCTGTACCTTGCATAACAAAAGTAATAGGGTCTGGGTCAGTCGTTACAGCTTTAAGTATTCGTAGTTCGCCGACGCCAGGCGTAGGCTTACCGCGCATAAGTTTTAAAACATCTGTAGGCATATCCGCACCCCCTAAGCCTTACATACAGCGCATTGTAACGCGCCTTTTTCTTTTGCCTTGTCTTTTGTCGTCGCTGTACAGTTACAACCTTCAATAACCAAACAGCCCGCCTTGTGGTATATTTTACCGTCTGGCTGTAAGTATACGGTAATTTCGCTTTCTTTCTTACTTTCGGTCTTTTTACCGCTATCGGTAGTAAGTTTTGTAGCGTCCTTAAACTGTATTTCTGGTAAATCCGGGGCGGCTACAATATCCATAGCCAGGACTATTAAGGTATCAGCCTGTACGGTCGTAGTAATGTTACGTATGTAGTAACCACCTACTAAGCCTGTGTTAGGCTCTTCCACGTAAATAGGGTCGCCTTTATATAGTCGCGGTATAACGCCGTCCGGGTTAATACCTTCAATTCGCATAGTCGACGCTAACTTAGACTTTTCCTCTAAGCGTGTAGCAGCCTGTGTATTTATGTCCGTTGTGTCGTCGCTACTCATTTCCTCAAAGTATTGTGTATGTAAGTCGTATTCGTTAGCTACGGCGTCGTTTGTTTTTACGACGGTCTGGCCTGTTTCACGGTTGACTAACTTAACACTTGTAAAGGTTTCTGTAACGCTGTCGGACTTGGAAGCAGCTGTAAGGTTTAGCCCTACCTTAAATACCCATATATCAGCCGGGACCGTTCTTTCAAACATTGTAACCGAAGCCGTAACAGGGTCAAACCTGTACCAAAATTTACGGCCGTTAGCTTTCCTGGTCCTGGCTAATACATCTACACAGACTTTGTCTACAGCTGCCGCCGGGTAGTACAGCTGTGGGAATACAGCTTCAGTATTCGCTACAGCTCCCAGCGGTACGCCTGTTTTTTCTGCGCACGTTGTAAAAATCTGTGTAGCGGTCTGCGTCTTAAAGTAAAAGTCGTCAGTAAATCGGCTGAAGGTAAATAGTGGGTCGTAAACCGTAAGCGCTATGTCACCGTTAGCCGTTCCTTCTTGTGTGCGTACAGTACCATAAAACCACCGTACGCCGTTTATATACATTTCTACCACTTTACCTAATAAGTTTTGTGGGTTTTTCTCTTGCTGTACGGTAAACTGAAACGTACAGCAATTCGCGTTAATTTCGTCGTTAATCGTAGGCGGTGCGGTTACAGCCCGCGTAACATCTGTACCGCCTATGATAACTGTAAAAGCCATATCCGCACCCCCTTTAGATTACTTCGCAATTATCAGCGTCTACCCAGCCGTAAACCTTCGGCGCACCTGTAGAAATAACGTGTATAGCGTGTGTACCGCTGTACATAGACGTTACTTTACATTCGTCGTTAGCGCCTACCGTTGTGGCCGCTTTTGTAGCGTTAGAAGATACGTAGACGGGACCGCCCTTAAATTTAACGGTACAGCCTGTCGTAATCTCTTTTTTGATTTCTTCGACGATTTCCGGGACAGGCTCAGCCGGGCGTGTTTCTTCAGCTACAACAACCCCGGAAGATATTTGTATAGGTGCTATACGCTTATCCTCTTTAAAAGTAAGGCTGTAGTATATATCACCCTCGAAGCCTTTAAAGTCCCAGGTAAAGTCGGCTACCTTCATAGCCTTATTTATTCCCGCCGCTGGTATGATTACTTGTAAATGTGCCGCTTCCTCTACGTAGTTTGCGGTGTTGCCACCCTTCCAGCTACTGATTTGATTACGGTAATCAGTCGGCTTTTTCAAGTTCGCATACTTACAATACCCGGCGTCGTATCTTGCCGGGAAAAAGCACGAAAAACTGAGCTTATCAAGTTCGGTCCCATTATAAAAGTCTACGCTTCCTATATTCAAAACGGAAACGGTAATAGGTGTACCGCTTCCGTCTGTATAGGTTATGTATTCCGGGGTTACTGGTAGGGTAAGGTAGTTACCGTTTTCGTCTTTAATTGTGATGTCAACGTCAATTCCTAATTTCATAACAGTACCCCCATATCTACGCTACCTAAAAGCTCGTCGTCGCCGCCTAATTGAGCGTACAGCTCTTTTAGGATTTCCGCTACTAACTGTTTCGGGTCTTTGTTAGCGACGTCGTTTAGGTTAAGATTTTCTATAATTACCTTTAAACCGCTAAGGACTTTACCGCCACCACCTGTAACAGGTCCAGACGGCGTAATATCCGTAGCCGCACGCTGTACAGAAAATGGCTCTATAGCCGTATTAGCTAAGGTCTTAGCGTTTTCTTTAACTTTGTTTACCAGGTTAAGTAAACCGTTTGCAAAGCCTTCGCCGCTAAATTCGCCGCTTTCTTCAAGTACACGCGAAGGACTGTGTATGTCAAGCGCTGAGTTAATAGTAGCTTTAACGCTGTTAGCTATACTTTGTGCAGTCGCTATAATAGTGCCACGCATAGAAGCTAAACCGTTATTTAAGCCTTGCATAATATTTACGCCACAGCTGTAGAGGTTTACAGCGTTTAGCGTGCTTGTAATGGCCGTTATGCCTTCGCTTACAGCGGTGTTAGCATTAGCCATACCTTCCGTAAATGCCTGGGTAATTTCGGTACATTTAGTCGTAATACCGCTTATGTCAAGCGAATTAAAGGACGTGCTTATATTCGACATACCCGTATCTATGGCCGTCTGTGCCTGTGTAGACATATCAGTAGCAGCGCTTACGACTTCTGCCGTACCTGTCTGTATACCAGTAGTTACGCCTGTCGTAATGTTTGTACCGATAGTAGAAGCAGTAGCCGAAGTGTCTACAGTAGCTAAGCTACTATTTAAGGTTGTCGTAATACCGGGTGCGATACCCGCTACACTTGTATTTACGACGCCAGCGTTAGCAGTAATGCCAGACGCTAAGGCTGTCATAGTGTTAGCCCCGGCGGCGTTTACAGCTGCTGTATCTGGCTGTAAGCCCTGGGTCATAGTCGTAGATACTTGCGTAGTTGCAGCTGTGACAGTTCCTAAGTTTGACGTCATACCAGACGCCGCACCTGTAGCGACTGCTGCGCCGCCTTCTTCACCGCCACCGCCAAAAATACCTTTAATACCGTCTAACAAGCCCTTACCGATACCTTTTACAATATCCCAGCCTACTTGTAACCAGTTCGTACTCATTATCGTATCAACAATAGCAGCGATAAGCTGAGGTATAGCCGCTACAAGCTGAGGTATAGCCTGTATTAAGCCACCAGCTAAAGCTACGACGATTTGTACAGCTGATTGTATAATCAAAGGTAAGTTTGATATAATCGTTTGTATGAAGCCCGTAATACCTTGTATAGCACCTTGTATAATCATAGGCAAAGACTGTACTATACCTTGCACAAGAGATACTATAATCTGTACGCCCAGCTGTAAAATTTGTGGTATGTTTTGCCATATACTATCTTGTATAGTACGTACAAGCTGTACAGCCGATTGTACTAAAGACGGTAGGGACTGTGCTATACCCTGTAGCAAACTACCTACCATAGTTACGCCAGCCTGTATAATTTGCGGTAAATTCTGGGCGATACCCTGTACAAGTGTTTGTATCAGCTGAATAGCTGTAGTTATTATAGTCGGTATACGGCTTGTTATGCCGTTACAGAAGTTTACTATAGACTGTACACCCTGTTGTATAATTTGCGGTAAGCCCTGGGTTAAGCCCTGGGCTAAGCCTACAATAAGGTCTAAGCCTACAAGTAAAATTTGTGGTACGCTCTGTAATATGAAGTTCGCAAAAGCAGTAAATACCTGTGTAGCTACTTGTGCCATTTGCGGAATATTTGAGCTAATACCTGTTATCAGTCCGCTTACAAGGGACTGCGCCGCATTTACTAAGGACGGTAATACCGTAGCTACAAGTCCTGGTAATTCCTGGGCTACCATAGGAGCTAAGCCCTCTATAAGTTTACCTACACCAGATAACGCACCTGTAACAGCTGGTAGTACGTTCCTTGCAAACGTGGTAGATGTCTGTACTAAAGCGTCGATACTCTTGTTAAAGTTGTCGCCGCCTGTTGTTAAGCTAACAAGCATATTACCCCAGGCCGCCTTCATTGACGCCGCCGACCCGCTTATAGTGGTCGCCGCTTCGTTAGCGGTAGTGCCTGTGATACCCATATCGTTTTGTATAACGTGGATAGCTTCGATTATGTCAGCGTAAGAGGATATATCAAACTTCGTATTAGCCAATTTTCCAGCGTCAGTAAGAAGTCGTTGCATTTCCTCTTTAGTACCGCCGTAGCCTAATTTAAGGTTATCAAGCATAGTATAATTTTGTTTAGCAAAACCCTGGTAAGCGTTTTGTATCATATCCATACTTGTACCCATTTTATTAGCGTTATCAGCCATATCTATAATAGCCTGGTCTGCAACGCTGGCCGCTTTCTGGGTATCACCGCCTAAGCTCTGCAATAAACTTGCAGAAAAACTTGTTACGGTTTCCATATAAGCGTTAGCCGATAGGCCCGCCGTTTCGTACGCTTTATTCGCATTGTCAAATACGGCTTGCTGGGAAGCCATTAGCTTATTATATTCGCTACTTGCAGCGTCAACGGATTTTCCTATACCAGCGGCGTAGTCCTCTAAACTCTGGCCGCCAGCTCCGAAAAGCGTTTCTACGCCACCTGTAAGCTGTTGAAAATCAGCAAAGGCTTTTACCGACCCTGTAACAAGTGCGCCGACCGCGGTAACTCCAGCGCCTATAGCTACTGAAGCACCTTTAGCGGTTGCTTTTATTGCACTACCTAAGCCACTTGCTACGGCGCTACCCGCCGACTTAGCTAAGCTACCGATTTTCGATATACCACTATGCAAGGCGCTTAGGCTTACGCTGGCGACTTTCTTTAGTGCGGTATGTAAACCAGCCGCCCCGGTCTTGCCGTCGGTAAACGACGACTTTAACCCTTTAAGGCTGTTAGCTATGTTACTTATTTTTACCTTTGCAAATTCTTTAGCCTTATCCGTTAAACTCTTTACAGCGTTTACGGTGCTGGCTATGCTTATTTTACCGATATTTTTAAGGCCTGTAGCGAAGCCTTTAATACCGCTTTTCCCTTCGGTGATAGTGTCGGTAAACTCTTTTATACCGTCCACCATACCCGTTAGCTTTTGTTTGCCTAACGTCTTTACGGTGGCCGCCAGTATGGAAGCCTGTAGCTTAGCGCTTGTAAAGCCGTCAGCAACATTATTTTTTAAAGCATTACCTATGTTACTGAGCGTAGAAGGCAATGCTTTTACGGTCTGCCAACCGCGGTTAAACGACTGTATAGCGTTCTGCGCACGGTTAGTAGATTGTACAATATTATCTATGGGCGCTACTACACCTTTAGCAGCGGTGGCCGCCTGGGTAGCTGAAGTGCCGATTTTAGATAAGCCGTTACCGTTTACACCTTTTAGGCTTTTGTCTAAGTTTTCTAAAGCACGGTCCGCACTTGCAGCCGACGCCTTAAATTTTTCGGTAGCTGCTACCATTGACGACATTTTACCGCTAAAGTCGTTGTTTAGTCGTACGGTAGCACCCATTACAAAATCGGACATTTTAACACCCCTTACTTTGCAGAAGATTTTTTACGCATTGCTCTTTGCTCTTCTTTGATTTTAATAAGGGTTGCCTGGTATATAAATTCGCGCTCTAACAAAGGACGGTTATACACGTCACCGGGGTATACGCCTTGCGTATTCCACAGGTACGCTAATAACTTTGCTTCTTTGTTAGTTCTTATGAGTTTTTTATTGCGTCAGCGTCCTGTTTCTGCTTTTTCGCACCAAAGCCGCTGGCGTTTTGGATAGCTACCGCGAAGTTTACAATTTCGCCAGGCGATAACAAGCTACCTACGGCTGCGTCAGCTGTACGTACGTTAAGTTTTTCAAGTAATGCCTTACTTGCAAAAGTAAAGTTACTACGTGTGTCCTTATCTACAGCCAAAATAATAATTTTTACCATAAGTTTATCGTCGTCAATACTGGTCTGTACGTTGCCGTCATTACCTACGTTAATAGCTACACAGTCCTTTTTAGCCTGTTTGTACTCCGTATGGTCGATAGCGGTAAATGCTACCGTACCCAGCCTTTCGGTTTCGTATGTACCTGTAGCTAACGCGGTCAGCTTTTCAGTATCTAACCCTAAAACATCTTCCAGGGACAGAAACGACGTTACCGTAGCTTCTTCCTCACCCAAAATTTTTACTTTATCGTCATTGTTTACAGCTTTTGTATTTGTTGCCATAATAGTTTACCTACCTTTCTTAAAATCAAAATGGGACGCTGTTACGCGTCCCTGTGTATTAGTCAATAGTTTTGATGTATTCAAAATCATCAAACGTAAAAGGAAATTCCGCTTCAACGATAGCGCCTAACTCGTATTTAGTAAGCTCTACGCTGTCAAAGGAAACACCCTTATACATAACAGCTTCTTCACCCTTAGCTGTAGGGTCGGCAAGTTTGCCGATATAATTGTATTTTGCTGTAGGGTCGTCAGCAATTTTCTTCTGTAAACGGCTATCCAGCTTATGTATCATAAGCGTACCGCTACCGCTACCGCCCATAACCTTATGGCTATCTAAGAATTTTCCAGCCTGTTTAACGGCTTCCTTTTCAAATTCTACGATAGCTTCAAAGCTCTGTGTACTCTGTAGCTGCTGGCCGTTTTCGTCGTAACAATAACCGTATAAACCGTTCATTACTTCGTTAGCGTCATACATATAGGTTTACCTCTCTTTCTTAAAAGTTCACGCCGATATTTTGATAGATACGCTCCATACTGTCAACAGGTGTAATATCTGCTGCGAAGTATGCTTCGTCGATAGCGGGCTTGTATACCGCTGTGTCACCGTGGTATTCCGGGTCTGGCTTGTAGTAGCAGCCTTCCTTAATTACCTCTTCGTTAATAAGTGGCTTTAAGTAGCTTTCCTCTACAAGTGTAGCGTAGCACTGGCGCGCTTCGTCAGTATTAGACTTAGTCTTTTTATACTCGTTACCAAACGCTTCCAGGTCCTTAACAATGTAGTCAAGGGTATTAGCTACACGGATTTTACCAAATTCCTTACTTTCGTCCGCAACAGGGGAAGTAAGCGTATTGATACCTTCGTCGATTTCTACGAAGTCGCCGTTTTTAACAAACAAAAGCGTACCCTTCTGCTTAGCCGTTTCGCGGGCTGTAACTTTCTGCACCTTGTTTACCTTAGTGTACGGTGCGGTTTCGTCGGTAAGTGTTCTGTTAAGTGCTACACTTGCCACACGTGCGGCTACGTAAATAGCCATTTCAGCGGCGGTATAGCCGTCACAGCCATTACCAACGTTTACAATGCTACGATTATTGTAGCTAACAGAAGCGGCGTTAGCAGCTTCTATATTTGTGTCCCACTCAGCGGGACCACCTGTAACGAAGGTAACATAAAAACCTTCCTGTCTTACCCTTGTAAGCCACGCCTGGACGCTGGCAATAATAGCGGCGTCGTATACGCCGTCAAGTGATACCGTATTAGCGGTAGCGTCGCACTCCACTTCATCAAGAAACGCTGTGTAATGTACAGCTGTTACCTGGCTACCGTTATTACCGCCTGTAAACGCGATAGAATTAGTGTTAGTCGGCATAACAAGCCCGGTGTCGTCGGCGTTTGTTACTGTAACGTAGTCGGAAGCGTTAAGCTGTGCTACAAGCTCTGCAACGGTAGTACCTGTTACAGACAGTAGCTTACTGCCGTTTTCGATAAGCTCAATAGTCTTACTGCCTTCGGCTACTCCAGCCTTTACTACAATGGTAAAAGCTCTTGTAGTGGGGTAGAGTGTGGCAAGCTCTAAGCTACCGTCGCCCAAACTACAGGTAGCTACCTTTGCGTCAGTAGTCGCCATACGATAAGCAAGAATTTTAGACGGCGCACCTTTAGAAGCGTGCTTATAAATCTTGCTTGCTGTAAGGGTCGTACCTTCAGCGTTATACATTTTCAAAAATTCACCGATATTTACGGTTTTTAGTACGTTGATAGGTCCCCAGTCACTTGTAAACGGATACGCGACAACGCCACGCGTACCAGCTGTGATACTGGAGATAGCAGCGACAATACGGGAATAGACGCCGCTAAGAATTTTACTGATACCTTTTGTAAACTGTCCAGCCATTTTTATTTACTCCTTCCTGTGTCGCCGATTACGCGATTTTTATAGGCTTCTACAGCCTTTTCCGCTTCGGCTTTTGTAATTTGTTCTTTGTGTACCGATACTAAAGCACCCGCCATAAATTCGGGCGTAGTGTTCAGCTCGGCGGCGCTTTCTATAAGCTCCTGTTTAGTAAATGTGTCTGCAACATCTACAGACTGTTTAGCATTTTTAGCCATAGCTTAGCCCTCCTGGTTTTCTTTATTTACCGTTACTTTTGTACCTACTACCCGTGGCGCTGGCGGTGCTTCTGGGCGTACCCTTGCGTACGATACTTCATAAGCAAAGGTAAACGGTACTTCTAAATCGCCGTTAGCGTCGTTAAATTCTACAGCTGCGTTTTTTATCCAACCTACACGGGTCTTATCCTCATTGAGAATAGGCAAAAGTCCGCATAAATCTTCTAACTTAGAAGCTAATTGCTCCTGTAGTGCTATACTCTGTGTCACATCTGTAACGTATAGCTTGCCGTAGTATTTAACGGTCTGTACATACGACCAACGGCTTAGGTGTCTGGCGCGTCCCCTGTATGGACTATCCCAAATAACAACGGGACGCGCCAGCTTCGACGGTACAGCGTTACGACGCCAGGAATTAAGCCCGGCGTTTTGCTTAAAAAACGTCTGTATCGCCGTTAATTCGTATTCGTAGTCCATAATTACACCTTCTTAGCCTAACGTAGCAAACAGCCTACGTAATTCGCTTACGGTTATGTCTGTCAAGTCGCCGTCGCGTAAATCGTCTAACGACTTTTCAAACATATGACAGCCCGCTACGGTTTTACCTGTTAATACCATACCTGTACTTGCACCTTTGACATAGATAAACTTACCCCCGGACCAGTAACCGGGTACAAATTGCCCGGCGTTCTGCGTAAAGCCTAATTCGACGTAACCCGTATACGGTACGTTACTACCGTAAGTAGCTTCCACAAGTTCGGCCGTAGCCTTTACCTTGCTGTAGCTCTCTGGTGCGCCCATATTCATAGACTGCTTTAAACGTCCTGTACGGGTAGGGGTATGACGGGCGGCATTGTTAAAGCCTTGTATAACTAACGCACGCCCTATACGTTCGTTCATTTTCTGCAATTCCGAAGATTGACAGTTACGTAACCACGCTACCCACTCGTCGAAGCCTTCCAGCTGAAAATGTACGTCAGCGCTCATATAAATTTAACGCCCCTGTCGCTTACATTTGTGCTATCCTCAAACTTTAACTTAGACGGCCTTAACATATCTCTTACCGGGTCAAAAAGCTGGTCGTAAGATAAGTCGCTGATAGCTGTAGGCGGTGCTACCTCTGTAATATTGCCTGTTTCTTGGTTTATCTGGTGCGTTTCTGCACGCGCCATAATTTCAAAGCACAGGGCTACAGCGGTTTTAACGTGTTCTTCCTCGTCCGGGTTGTGCGGGTCAAATGTAGGCTTACCGCCTATGTAACCTTCGCACCACGCATTAGCACGCATAAGGTATAAGTCTTGTTTTTCCTTAGCTACAGGCTCTGCTATAGTGTAATATTTTTCCAGTAGTTCGTCCTTTGTCAAAAGCATAGTATCACCTTAGCCCAAAATCTCAGCGTAAACCTCAGCTTTAATAAGTGCGTCGACGATTTCCGCTTTAGTAGCGTCGTCTTTAAGCTCTACGCCGTGGTCTACAGCGAAGCCTATAAGCTCGTCAACTTTGTACTTATTCAATTTTTTAGCAGCGGTTTCCGGGGTAAGTTCGCCGCTACCGCCGTTACCTTCTGTAGCTTCTGCGTAACCACCTTTAATAAGGCTTGCAGCTACAGCGTCCGGGTATTCTACGACTGCGCCTACTTCAAGTACGCTACTTGCGTCGGTTACACCAGGTTTAATAATTTTGATTTTCATAACATTTACCTACCTTTCTTTGTACTTACTCAGTAGCAAGCACATCTGCAATTTTGATAAGTTCGGGGTTTGTTACCTTCGGGAAAGAAGCCGCTACGACTTCGATAACTTCCCTTACAGGGCGCTCCATAGTAAAGGTACGTGCAAAAATACCCGGCTCCATATTGTTTTCGTAAGTCGGTCCCATAAGCTGGCTACCGATAAGGCCGCCTTCTTTAAGGAATACACCTTTATTTTTTGCAAGCAAACGCTGTGTAGCACGTACACCGCCGTTTGTAACGTCACGGTATGTAACTTTGCTATCAAAGGCTTCCATAGGTGGCAAGTCACGACCTTTAAGGAAGGTGTTAAGCTCGTCAATGGTAAGCAGCTTATCGCTGTAACCTGTAATAGCCTTTCTTACATCTGTGTTGTTAAGCACAGTACGTACAGTTTCGATAGATGTAACAAACACGTCCGGGGTGTAGCCGTTTGTGTTGCCGTCTACATAGTCCTGTACCCATTTTTCGTAGTTCGCAAGAATAGTAGCGCCGTCAGTATTCCACTTTACAGCTGCTGCTACCTTATTGTCAGCGGGTACGCCGAAGTCTACGCCCAGCTTGATACCGTTCTTATCGTAAGCAAGTGCGCCAACGCCCAGGGCTTGCCAACGAAGCCACTCTATACGGGCGTCAATGTTACGCTTCAGCTGTGCAGTCTTATTAAGCAACTGTTTAGCCGCCATAATTCTACGGCCTTCGTTGCCCTTATCCATAAGCGCCGCAAGCTCTTTCTTAGATACAATATAGGACTGTCCCATATCTGTAATTTCGCCGCTGATACGTCTTACAGGGTCACGGTCTGTAAGCGGTAATTCTGCGCCGCTGTCGACAATGTCCGCCATATCTGCCTGGCGTTCGATTACAGTTTCGTTAAAGTCCATTTCGTAGGTGTCGTCCGAAGGAAGGAAACGACTACCGATATAGTTACTTTCTACGGGTACTTCTCTAATAGTTTTAGTAAGTACCGGGTTTTCAAAAAATTCGCTTAAATTTGCTAATCCTGGCATATTGTTTTACCTCTCTTTCTTAGTCTACGAAGCGGATAGCGCCGCTAAGTGCTGTCTTAAAGGCGTCGTCACAACCTGTAAGCATACCTGTATATACTGCACCGTGTACAAGTACCTGGCCAGCTGTAAGGTCGGGGTTTTCGCCTTCGTCGTTTGCCTTAAACTGTACGCTTTCGTCCAAAATTACGGGATTGCTCTTACCGTCCATAGACTTTGCGTATTTTTCGTACTTACCTGTAGTGTTATCCTTTACAAGACAAAGGCCTTCGGGTAAGTATTCGTTTACATCAAACTTGCTACCGTCAAGAGTGATACCGTTTACTACATACGCGTAATGTGCGCTGGCTTTAATTTCTTTAGCCGCTGGGTATGTTTTCTTTCTAATTGTTACGTCATTGTTCATAAGGTTTTTACCTCTCTTTCAATTATTTTTCTTGTTTGATACCTAACATAGACAAGGCTTCTGTAACCTTAGCGTCGGTTTTGTCGGTAGAAGCAGTACCGCCGCCTGGGCCTTTTGACTTAAAGCCGTTATCGTCCTTGTTAGGGTCGTCGCCGTCTGCGACTTTGAATAGGTTAGGCTCTGCGCCGTGTACCTTTTTGAGTGTACGGGCTATGCTTCTTGCGTCTACTACGCCTGTTGTGTCGTCGTAGTCTATATCGTCCATATAGTCAAGACGGATAGCACGTACTACCTGGGTGGGGTTTACAGGGTTATAAGTTCCAGCAGCTTTAAGTACCGCATTTTCTATAGCAAGGTCCTTAATTTTTTCTTCAAGGGTTGTAATCTTGCTGTTAGCATTTGTAAGCGCTGTCTTATCCTCGTCGCTAAGCTGTGTTTTTCCGTCTGCGGCCGCCTTCAGCTTTTCAGCGACTGTACTTAAAAGCGTTTTGTTATCAGCGTCAATAGCTACGCCATTATCCTTTAACACTTTGCGCACCATACGTACAGCTTTTGACGTAATCATAGCGTCTACGTCAGCCTGGCTATACTGTGGTCGTTCGTGTTCGGGGTCGTAGTCCATAGCTTCGTCGTGTTGCTCCTGGTCTATATCACCGTCAGCAAGTAACTTAGCTACTTCCTCAGCGTATGCAGCCGCTGTAAGTTCGCCCTTTAAATACTTTTCCTGTAGTTTTTTGATTTTTCCCATTGTTAAAACTCCTTCCGTTTATGCCCGTCGGCTTATTCCAGGTTACGTACCTGTTTACGTTTTCCTTTGCCAGTATTAGAAGCCCTGGCTAAGTTACGGCAATAAAAAAG